TAATATAGATGTTTATAATCATCTCCGTCTTTAGCAAGGATAAGTAAGTAGATACCTTTAGGTGTTTTACAATGGACTTCATATAGGTCAATAGTCTTAAACTTATCTACCTCTGTTTGAGGGATATCTTTTCTAAGTCCGTCCTCTGGTTCTTGTCCTTTTAAATCTTTTGTATTCTTAAAGTTAGGATTTTTCTTAACCTCATCAAGTGTCTTACGAAGTGTATGGCATACCCATTGTGCGTTATTGATAGACGTTGCACGTGGGTCAATAAGGAAATCAAAAGGAGATACCCAAACAACATAAGGATTTTCTGCTACTACATTTTCTTCTAATTCTATTTCTTCTTTTGGTTCTTCTACTTTAGGTTTTTTAAGACCCATACCTTCCATTATCTTTGCTATCTTTGATTTCTCACGACGTTTTGTTTCCCCCTCGTCGGGAATATCCATACCAAACTGGGTAGAGTAACCTATCTTAGTTATACCAATACCAAGTAGGTAGGCATCTAGGATAGCCAGTTGATTTGTTTCTTTAATATTTAATTCTGTGAAATAATAGTTTAGCAGGTCTGCTGCGAAAGGTGCTGAATCCTCGTCGGACTTTCTTTTAGGGAATGCTAATATCTTAGGGTTTTTGTAATAAAGATTAGGGACAATGTTCTTAGCAATAGTATAAATCATATTCATAGTAGCGTGGTAAGGACGTTCAGTAATACCCTCATCAACAGTACCTGATGCAATATCTCCTCGTTCAAAATATTCTATGTTCTCTCCTGCACCAGTTCTTACGCTATCGTGATATTGACCAAAGTGTTTATCTCTAAACGCCTCAGCATTATCTATCTCGGTACGCCATCTGGCAACTTCATCAGCACTAATCTTTAACATTGTTCCTCCGAACAGAAAAGGGCACCTAGCATAGAGGGTCTATACTAATGTCCTATTGAGTTTATAATAAGTATACTCATTCAGTAATCTTTGCTACCTGTACTCCGATGTCTCCACTTTTTGCATCTTGAATAACATTGTCATCTTTTACTATCTTCTTTACTATTTTCTTGATTATTTTCTTTGCCATCGTTTTCTCCTTTTATGTTTCTTGCTACCCATTTATACTTCTGTCCATCTACTTCAAAATAATATCCTTGACCCCAACAATTCTTGCACGGAACCTTAAGTATCTTCACGAGAACGCCAGTGGGTGAACACGCTGTCTAAGTCTGCGTGGTAATCTCATATTGTCATCCATCTCCCTCTCATAGGCTTTTCTCTCAAGCCAAGCAGGTGTATCCCGAGGTATCTTGCTTTTCTTAACCACCCCTCCTTTTCTCATAAGAGGTAAATGGTAGGCTAAGGAATCAAGTATGTCATCGTGTGAGGCATTAGGGAACTGAATCATCTGATAGGCTAACTCTGAGTATGCACCTTGTAGTAACTCAACCTCGCCCCCATTGGTTTCAGGGAACTTAATCGCCCCTCTCTCGTGATAAGGCTGAAGTCCTAGAATCCTTTGATACTTACCCTCACCTACTCTTGAACTTGCCTTAAACTCGTGGATACCAAACAAAGGGAACTTCTGCTCACCCTCAACGTGTTCTTTACTAACCCTGTCCTCTAGGTCTAACTTAAGTGTACCTCTGAAGAAGTTTGTTTCTATGCCGAACATCTTAAACTTATATTTATAGTTTAAGTTGATAATTCTCTCAATCATCTCATTAGGTGTCATCTTGTTCTGGTTGACAATCTCTAAGAGATACATATTCATCTCAATGTCAGTACCTACTACTGTAATGGCTGTAAAGTCCTCTCCTTGACCAGCTGGGTCAATAGTACCTGTAACATAGAGGTCTTCTGCCCTGAAATCACTGAATGCGAAATCCTTCACCTTAAACGTGGCTGTCTCATCATCAGTAGGCTCATTCTGATACAAACAGTTTTTGCTAAGATAACCCCACGCTATATAATTTTCTGTCTCTGTCTGTAGGGCAAATACTTCCTCAAAACCATCTGGTTCTATTGAAACAACTTTATCTTTTTCTTTAACAAAACTGCTTCCGTGTTTCAATATAGAGTTTTCAATCTCATAACCCTTTACAGGTTCACATTCAAGAAGAAATCTACGTTTACCTCTTATTCCACCATTTATCCAGAAAGAAGTAGTTGATTTTCCCCAAGCAGTTCTTGTTGGAGCCCTTTCACAAGAGTTCCAAGAATAATCTAAAATTGCCAAAGAACTTTTTAATTTCTCACACACTTCAGGATTAGTATGATGACTCTGGCTAATAACTACCGAATCTGTGCAATCTCCTTCACCATCATATAACCCACCAAGCCATAACGCAGACTTCATAGCCTTAATACCTAAATCTTTTAAATATGGTTCAAATGCAAAATGTAGTCTTGAACCAACTTGAGCTGGTTTATATTCTTGATGAGTTTTATCAGGAGGTCTTGAATACCATCTATGGTCTGGTGTGCAACGAATAGTTCTTCCTGACTTCATTATAACCTTAACTACTTGAGCTTTTCTTGACTGGACTTTAAGAACCTTACTCTTACACAAGCGTTTTCGATTATTCTTTATCCTTGTCCACCCTATTACCTCGTCTCCTTTTTTAACCTCGCCAATAGGTTTTGCTCTCCAATCTCCCATAATAATCGGTGCTTCATAAGGATTACAAGAGAAAACCCTAGTACCCTGTTGGTTTTTAAGTAATTGTAGTCTCTCAGGGGTTAAAGACTCAGGACCGATGTTGTTAAAGAAGTATTTCTCACCTTTGTAGGCAGAACGGATAAAAATGTTAAATAGTTTAGTCTGTTTGTTCTCGGCAATAAGTCTACCATAGAGATCACCGAAATGCCAACGAGTTCCCACCATAACCACGTCTCCGCCTGGTTTTAATAGTGAAAGGGATTTCTTGTAACACTCTGAGACCTTATCCATTTGAGACTTGGTAGTTACGTTAATTTCACTAACAATATCATCAAAGATAATAACATCATAGTGACAACCTGTCTTAGATGACTCAATACCAGAGGTATCTATAGAGGGTTCTTTCTGACCTGAAGTCCTGGGTTTAATGATAACCTGAGAACGATTCCAAGCTAGAGACTTGTCTTTATGTTCCCACTCACCAAACATCTCTTTAAATCTAGATGTCTCTACCCTACCTAGTATGTGGTTGACTACCTCACCTAAGAACCCCTCAGCCTTTGTAGAGGCATCGGAGTATATAAGTATCCTTAAGTTCACGTTCTTAGCCAATCTCCACAGGGAATAGCCCTCAGTAGCGATACAGGACTTAAAGGTGTATCTAGGCATAAGGACCATCTTATTCTTGTGGGCACTCTCTAATTGCCTACAGAGCTCAACGTGCTCATCGTTAAGGTCGTGATAGCCTAGAACATCAACACAGAAGGATAATAGGTATTTACACCAGAATCTCTTCTTAACTGCTAGAACAGCAGCTGGGTCAGTAATAGCTGATTTGTCAATGAACATCTTTAATACGTTTTGTTGTGCGATATATTCTGGATGAGTGAATATATATTTTTTAGTTACTAATGACAATTTTAGATTCCTTCTTTAACTTTTTCATATCCTTGCTTAGTCTTCTCATCTCAACTTGCAAGTTAAATATTGTAACCTTTGTAGTATTTATAAAATTTTTTAAATTTTTCAGAAGATTAACAGCTTCTTCTTCACTTAGCTTACTTTGGTCGTTCGGAGATTGAGGCTCCACTTGCGATTCGTATTTGTTCTTGAGCAATTAATCCACCTTTCTTAGGATTACCCCTGGGTTTATTCCTCCAGTATCCTTTAATGCTTAGTTCGTACTTAAGAAGCTTGTATAAGCGTTGTTTTCTTGTAAGGTTCTGAAGTCTTCGTTCAAGAAGAATATAGTCTAAATCGTCTTTCAATGTACCTTTAATTCCTTTATAGGCTATTAGCTAATAGGTCTAAACGACCTCTATGTTTCTGAATTTTATAGTACGCTAGTAGTGAGAGCTAACTTAATATATATACATTCAAA